CAACGCCATCGGTTTGTCGGCAGCTTTTGAAGGGAAGTTTGCCGTTGGGCACCTTGTGGCTTACGTCAATGGTGATGATTGGGGGGTAATTAGTGGGATACCCCTCCCCGAGGAAGTTATCATCAATCGCTTCCTCGACGCCGGTCTCGAGACCACAGTCATGTGCACCACCAAGCGCACAGAAGTCGAGTTCTGCCAGAACCTCCCCTGGCCCACTCGCCACGGCACAATCTGGGGCCCAAAAATCGGTCGAGTACTCTCCCGATTACCTTGGGCCGTGGGCGAACAGAAGGACGACCCACGCGGAATCGCTCTAGGCATGTTGACTAGCTGCAACCACATCCCCATCCTCCGCGCGTACCTTCACCACATCAAACTCCAAGCCGAAGACATCAACCCAGTGCGTTACTCTCACCGCATCGCTGCCAAATACGCGCATGACTGTGACGCACACACCTGGGCCTTCGCCAAGGAGAAGTATGGACTCTCCCCCACGGATGAAGAAACCTTCAAGGCACTCATTGACAGCGTACCACTCCAGCATGGAATAAACTGGGCGTGGTTGGACCTGATCATTAGCCGCGAGGGGTGATTCTCACCCAACCGTATTATTGACTTGCATTACAACATTTCCCATTGTGTACACATATATTTATTTATTTATTAGTCGAGCTGGGACGCCGACGGGACTCTCATCACTATAAAGACCAGAGTTGAAACCCCCGTGTCCTGTTATAGCAAATCACCTTACCCAGCCCGACTGGAACATGTCCAATAAACAATCTAAGATTAAGACTACGAGAGCAGTGAAGCCACGAGTCCGCGAAGGTGGCCGTACCGACGAACTAGTTGAAGCGGTGTGTGCCGTTACCGATCCATTCTGCCCCGCTGCGAAGGGCTCCAAGTGGACGGACCAAGCCGCCAGCAACACTGTCTCTTACCAATCCCGCGTGCTCGTTACACTCACCACAGGTGCTACGGGTAATGCCTCCCTCCAATTCTTCCCCGGGACCGACACCAAATTCTACCTTGCTACTGCGGAC